TACTTTCATATTAAATAAATATACTAAAAATATAACAGAATTGTAAAAGAACATTTTCTAAAAAGAAAACGACGCTCAAGCTTTCTTTACAAGGTTGTTTTCTTGTTTTGTTTCTAACCATTTATCTAAACAATCCTCACAATGCAAAGCATTATTTTTAACCTCTTTACCACACACTACACAAGTATCATTATCAAATAAACTAAGGTGTGTAATTTTTTTAGGCATTTAATTCTAGTTCTTGTTGCTGTAAGTCTTTAGCATAAACAAAACAATTTCCATTTGAATAACTATTAACTATATTTTTCTCAACATAATCTCTACTATAAAAGTCTTCAATGTAAGCACTTTTATCTTTTATTTGAATAAACACGTAAAAATCAGCTTTAACATGATTATTTATGTTTTCTTTTACGCAGTTAAATGTATACGACTTACCTCTAGTTGCTTTAACTTGATAAGTATAACCTTTTTCATCTGCAAAATCTATTCCTTGATAGTCTCTATCAGCTTTTTGTTTATGTAAAACCTCATCATTAAAATTATTACCAAACCAATACTTAAAAACAGCTTCGCCTAATTGTCCTGTTTTCTGATTTAAAGACTTATCTCCTAATAGTATTTTTGCTTTGTATTTTCTATTTAGCATTTTGTTTGTTTTTATTTATTTTTTAAATTATAATGTCTTTCGTATATGTGTAAATTATTAGCAAAATGATAGTAACTACCTACATCTATATTAAGCTCTTTAGAAACCATCTCTTGTAGCTTAGAGAAGCAATATTGATCATTGCAGAAACCATACACTAAATCATTAGACCTCATCATAACACTCATGTTAAGTTTATTGTCTAATATTTGAAAATTAATAGCATGTGTACATATAGTGTCCTTGCTGTATAAGTCAATTTCTTTTCCATCATATAACGATATACTAGCTTTACGTGTGAACTTGTCTTTTTTAAGTAAATCAATAACCTTGTCTAATTGATTTGATCTTTGCCATTGGTAACCATAATTAGAATTTACGTTACCGTTAGAATCTTGCATAGTTCCCCATATTCTAGCTCTTTCAGCTATTGAATCAGCATTAGGATCACCTGATAAATACCAATCCCATTCGTATTCAGCGTAGTCAGGTTTCCATTTACGCCAACTAGTTCTAACGCTATTATCTATTGGATTTAAAATATTAAAACCTATATTAAATAGAGACTTTGTACCGTTATAATCTATACCATTATCCATTATATGGCTATAATAATACTCAAATGCTTGTTCTGCGTTTTTAAATTCCATTATTTGTCTTTTATAAATGTTCCGTTTTCCATTTTACCAGTTCTTTTAGCTATTACATCATAAGCTGTATTAACACAGTCTTCTAAATCATAACCACATAACTTAGCTAGGTTTACTAGTACTATCGTGCAATCACCTAAAGCATCAATTATTTCTGGCTCATCATTATTCAAAATAGCTTTAGCTAGTTCTCCAGCTTCTTCTTGTAGCTTTATGTATTGTGTTTTAGAATCTCCTTTATCAAAAATACCTTTTTCTTCTGCCCAGTCTCTTACTGGTTTAAATTCTTTCTTTAAAATCATAGTTTTTCTTTATTTTTAGCTAATATAATAAAATTCTATTATTAATCAATAATCTCTTTAAAATCTTTTAAATCATTCCAATCTCTATAGCTATCTACCTCATCTGCATGTAAACTAGAAAGAGGTGCGTTACCAGCTACGTTAAAAAACCAATCGCCTTCTTTACCGTACCTAGATAAATAATCCCAACCTTTAGAATCGTAAGTCATTTCAGAATTAAATTTATCAGGTATTAAATCTGATTTAGTATGAAAAGGCTTATGATAACTCATAAAATTAGCTTTACCTAATTCACCATGCTGTATATTTCTAGCTACTCCTATAGCAAAAAACTCTGTTTCAGGTAACGCTATCTGTAACGATCTAGATAGTACACCTGTTGATATAACAGTCCACATTCTTTTAGGTTTTTCTTTATCTTTAAAGTAATCGTGAATGCTTTTAACTGCACAAGCTACAACGTGTTCGTGATCAAGTCCTAGAGGTACAAAAAACGCACCTGTTTTTTTAGCATATTTCTTAGCCATTCCATTAGCATTAGGCATAGCCGCTATTCTCATGAATAAAGGCTTAGCACCTAGCTCTATACACAATCTTTGATGCTCACTAGCTTCTTTAGATGATGGCATTATTAAAGTTAATTTCTTGTTGTATTTCTTACATAAATAAGCAAGACTTATACCAGCAAAACCTTTTCTTGGCTGTACATAAACTATTTCATCTTCTTTAACGTTTTTAATAAGAAACTCACCAAACCTAGCTTTAGCCCCTACAGGATTAGATACTGATTCATCTATAACATTAAAACCATTAACATTTTTTACATGGTAATCACTAAAAGAACTATTAAAGTCTTTAGTTAAGTCTAAGTAATAATTAAGATCTTTATTTATTAAATCTTTATTTATATCTCCTTTCTGTTTATTTACAAATATTTCTTTCATTTTAAGTTGTTTTTATAAGTTATTCCATTATTAAGTTCAATATGCTCTTTAGATTGAAAATTTTCTATATATCTAATAAAGTCACAAGCTACATCTTCCATGTCATAAGGCTTAGAGGTTCCACCTGTTATTTCACATAGATACCTTAAAGCTTCATCTGTCTTAACACCTGGTAATATTAGTTTTAAACATTTTTTAGCATTACTACCAACATAAACATCAGAATCTCTATCTACTAACTCAGGGTAATACTCAGCTAAATCCATTGCAAAAGCAGTCAATACAAAGTTTTGTCTTTTATAACCTTTATTAATTAACCATTCGTTACCTTTGTCTACTACGTATTTTATACCTACTTTTCTATCTTTACTTTTAATGTCAGCCATTAAACTATTTACTAAAGACATTGATTCATTCTTTATAAACTTGTTTAATCCTCCTTTTATCATAGGTAACAAGTACCCTTTGACATCGCAAAATTTATTATCAGGTATAGAAATAATCCAATCTTCTGCAAAAGAAAAACCTTTACGTAATTCATCTATCACCCAGAAATTACCGAATCCGTGAGTTCCAAAAGGAGAATCTAATTTAGGCTTATAATTAATACCAGAACCACATAGTCTAAACAAATAACACAACTTTATAAAGTTATCATCAGTAAGTCTATCTTCTAATGATTTAAAATAAATTCCATTATTCTTAGGGTCTTCGTCTTTTAATTTAACAGCCTCTAATAATGAGCTAAATGCTGCAAATCTTCTATTAACAACATCGTATATAGGAACATTCCATACTAAATCGTCTCTAACAGCGTCCTCAGTCCAAGAAATACCTTCAAACTTAAGTTCTTGCATCATTTTAGCTTTCTTATAATAATCTTTAAAATCTTCTAGCATAGTGTTATTTATTTATAAATTTATTAGCATTAATATAAGATGACGGTCTTAAATGCACTGACTGTCTTGATTCCATATCATCAAAAGATAGTTCTTCATAGTTTAAGTTAAGCCATTTAGCTACTTTAAACTCATTTTTTAATGATATTTCGTCTATTTTTTGATTAAAATAATTAACATAAGCTGTTCTTTCTAGTTGAGTTCCAAAAAAGTTTTCACCTTTGTATTTTCCAGTACCTGGTATTTTTCTTGATTCATTTTCTATAGGAATTAAATGAGTCAACTTAATAGAATAGCCTTTGTTTTTTAACTCAATCAATTGGCGATCATACTCATGTAATAGTTTATCAATAGCACTTAAACCGCCAAACCTATTAAAATGAAACCTTACATCTATATTGCCAAAATAAAATTGAATATCTTTTTGGTTTTCACTTGGTATAAGATTTTCTAAGCCTATTTTTAAAGCTCCGTTTAATGTCTTACCGTCTAATCTATTTATAGTTCTACCTGGCTCAAAGGCTGATATGCTATGACTATCTCCTACTATTACAGATTCACCATATTTAGTTATATCTATGACTTTACCTTCAGGAAAAGTTAAATCACTATAATCTAACAAATCTTTTCTTTTTTTACAAGGTATTGTATAATCTGCAAAATTATTTAAGTACAAGACTTGACCTTTGTAACTGCTAAATCTTTTAAGAGCATCTATCTGTCTATCTTGAGCACCTCCAAAGAAATTAAATACTCCAGGTTTAAAATTAGCACCTTCGTTAATTATTAAAACATCGTATTGATCAAAATCGTCTGAATTAGATACTATATCTACTTCTTGTTTTACTCTTTCACTTAATATAGACCTAGTGACATAAGTCCAACCTGCGTTGTGTGAGTATAATCTAGTTCCTAGATTTGTCAATACTCCTAACATTCCAATTTTTTTCATATTATTTGTTGTTTTTGTTGTTTTCGTAATTATTAAATGAACCTAAATAACCAACAGCATCTAATAAGTTATCTTCTTTATGAGAATAACTTTCTCTAGATAACTTAAGTGCAACCATACACATATACATATCTTTAGCTGTTATGTCTTTACCAGTTGCGCCACTAGCTATCATAGCTGCTCTTTCCATACCTTCTTCAAAAGGTCCATACTCTCTTTCTTTTTCTTCTGACCTTTCATTTATAATCTCGTCAGCTTTTTTTAAAATGTTCATAATATATGTTTTTTTAAATTATTAAATACTTAGTAAATCATTATTAATTCACCTATATAAACCATGTTAGGTTGCTTAGTGTACTTGTAAAGCTTAACATCTTCATAACCTTCAAACCATATCTGGTTAAGAATCTCTTGATGATTAGTTAATCCGTATAGCTTATCTGTTTTGATTTTAAAATCTTCTCCGTAATGAAATTTGTAATAGGACATAGTTTTTTTGTTTTATTTGTTACAGCTAATGTAATAAAAAATCAATACAAAAAAAACTTTTTAATATTTTAATTGTTGATTCTCTAACTTTAATTCGTAAACTTTATCCCTAAGTTCTTCATTTTGTTGCTTTAATCTTTCTGAGTAATCTTTTAAAGCTTCTGCTTCTGCGTAAATACAATCTGTGA